GCTTGTTCAAGATCGAATGAACCCGCCACAAGAAAGAAAATATCCTTGAACAGGTCCACCGATTTCCACAAATTCGGGTAAAGTTTCGGCGGGTCCATGTACCGGATTGCATTCGCAAGCATTTCACTTTGAGGCCTGATTACACTGTTTGCGTTGCTCAGTTCTGCATTCTCGACACCGGAGTTTATCGGGTTGATAATTTTAAGTCTTGCCGCCTTGTCTTTCATCATGACGATCTGACTCAAAGACTTGTTTATCTGCATCGCCAATTGTTCAAGCTGTTCGTAGTCGCTCATGCCCCACATTGAGTGTGTGTCTGTCACGCTCTGGGCTACGATGAAGGGAAATTTGTCGTAAAGGAAGCAATCGACTGTTTTTTCCCTAGGCAACTCAGGGTTAATCGATGGATTTGGCTTGTCAGATAGTATTACCTCGCCGGCACAACACGTAGTTACGCAACGGATCTCGCCTGGGTATTTCGGCTCCTGGACGATCTCACGGTATTCCGTACCGTCCTCGTTTTGCTTTACAACCGGCTCGCCGGCTGCTGTGGTGTAATCCTTTACCCAGCACTCGACGATTAGAACCTCATCCGCATCGTCGCCGCTTCCCCCTGTGAAGTTGGTCATTTTTTTAACTACAGACTGGAATGTAGAGACGATACCTTTTTTGCTTTTTGACCCAGCAATGTCAGACCGATAGTCCTGTATTTTTTCAAGGATTTCACTGTCTGACTTAATTAGGTGGGCCTTGTCCGGCCAGCGCCTTTTTGCCTCGCGGACGCCCATTGGGTAAAAATGCACGTTCGCTTCTTTGCGCTGGTTATCAATACAACCTTGCGTTGGGTACACACCGAAATAGTATGGCGCGATAATCTCTGTGTCTATTTCGCCCTTGCCATACTCTATGTCCGGATTAAATCTTATTTTTTCGACCGTGCATCCGTTCTGCTCTCCGTCCCCAACACTCATTTCCAGCTTGTGCTGCTGTTCGGTGTTTGCCCACCAGTGCTCGGTCATCTTCAGGAGGGTATCAAACCCGTCCTCGTTTTCTTCGGTCTGACCTTCCTTGCTTACGTCAAACGTGGGGTTGTTGTCGGTCAGGTGTGAGACTGTTCTCTGCCGGTGGGTGTGAATCAGGTTTGCAGACACCAACGAAACGTGCTTGGTTTTCGCTGTTTTCCAATGCTTATTGCGGGTCAGTTCATAAGCCCGGTTCCACCTTTGAGGCAAGCCCTGCTCATTCTTATCCTCCAGTATTTCATCGAGTATTTCGAATATCTTCGGGCCGACTTCCGGGTTGCCTTCTTCTGGAAGCAGGTTGATGTCTGTTTTTATGATCGTTTGCTCTGTCATTTTTTACACAACCTGCAATGGTTAACGAAGCCAGCCTTAGTTTTAAACTCGCTTTCTGGCTTTCCGCATTTAGGACAACATTCTGTAGTAACCAAATCCACCCACCCCTCATCGGTCAATATCCTGTCCGGCCCTCCTTGTTCAATAGCCTTGCCGGTGTCCTCATAGTTGATCATAAACACCAAGTGGGCGCCGTTCGAGCGAGGGCAGTGCATGTGTCGCCATTCGACGCAATTGTCCCACACCTGTCCGCCATACAGCCCCTGAAACATATCGGCACGGAGGGGAAGATCCAGTTTGCTGACATCGATCTTGGCTATAGCCGAGTGGGGGCCTATGGATGTGCCGCCCAATGAACAATGTTCGCAGTGGAGTATCATAACGAATCAATCACCGGCGTTTTCTTTGGTTTTTGCTTTGATGGCTTAAAATGGGCATCCAGTTTCTTTCCGCATTCTGGGCAATATCTTGCCTGGTATTCAACGCACCCATAAGAAATTTGGTTGCCACAGGAGTCGTCAACCCAAACCTTCCTCGACCATGGCCTACAGCAATCCCTCATCCATCCTCCTTTTCGTTCATCCCCGCCGGGATATGCCGGTCAAAGATATCCGGCTCGTCGTAAACCTCATTGATCCTTTTGGGAATAATCGCTTTCAATGGCGATTTAATCTTTTCCAGTTCACGACATCCCATCAGGTATCCGACAATGGCAAACACCAGGGCAACCCCGGTTGACCAGACGATGAGCATCATCAAATCAGTAAATTGTATCGATACAGTCCCCATCGTCTATCCCTGTGTGGTCAATGCCCCAATATCGTTGGTTTTCCATTTCGTTTGCAATCGCAGCGGTTTCGTAGTCGTCCTGTCGTGGTTTTTTCAGTTCGTCTATTCGGCAGTCTTCGAATGATCGCTTTTCCTTCGGAGGCTTCGCCGATAGTGGTCTTGCCATGCATATGTGACAGGCCTCGTCGTAAACATGGTCTTCTTGATCGGTATCGACATCCTCTGGCTTTAACTCGTCCATACACAGGGCTGGTATCGTCCGGATAAACGCCTTGCATGTGTTGAAAACCTGGAGCATCGGCCTGTCTTTGGGCTTACCGTCGCTGTCATATTTTAGCATCAGACGTTCTCTGAACTGTCTAATCTTCAACTCTCTGCTTGGGTCTCCAGGGTGAAGGTATATGCCATGCTCCGCAAACACCTCTGCGGTTGACTTGCCCTGCCCACCTCCCTTGTAATCTGGTTTTTTGCTGAAGCAGTCCGGGCCGGCCAACCTAAGTTGAATTTGCGCTTTGTCAAACCCGAGATTGGCTTCCCGTTCCTTGATCCCCACGGCAATTTCTGAGTCAGACAGCCTCAATCCTTCATCAGGGGTGCCTGTCGACCCGTACCACTCTCCGAACCGAATCAGCCGGCCATCATTGTCAACATACCACCATGCCCAAGAGAAGGGTTTGCCGAATCCCCAATCGAACGTAGTATAGACCGGAGCGTTTCCAGGCACAGGGTGCGGTTGTACTATATGATTTTTGCCAAACGTAAACGCCTGACCGATAAAAACGTCCCAGTCGCCGAGAATCCATGCGCGCTTCAACGCAGGATCTGAAATAGACTTCAGCCGCGCAACATATAGCGGATCGTTCTCGCATAGGATCTGGTTGTCATCAAGAAACGACGGAATAAAAATGCGAGTCTCGTAATACCCGTCACCAAGGCTTTGCCGCATGATCGTTTCTGGCGCCACACCATCCGAACCAAGCTTGAAGTATTCCTTCACTTGGTTGTGACCAGGACCACCTGGATTGCCGGTAGCAAACATTCTGCAGGGAACACCGTGCGGGGATCGGTTTGATCCCTTCAGCTTGTCAACCATCTGGATGAAGAATGGGAACGTGGTCGCCTCATCGATGCTGATTTCGGTATACTGATGACCAACAAAGTCATTGACCTGCTGAAGCTGATTTATCGCCGGCATTGCGACCATGGCGCCGTTGCTGAAGTTTATGTAGTTCGTTTGCTGTTCGCCGCCGGTTCTTTCAGCCGGCAGACCTTCCGCGATTAACTCGTCCCACCTGCGCCTTAGCTCCCGAAAATCCTTGTATTTCCTCCTGATTATTAATCCGTTCCAGTGGTTTTTATAAAGCTCTGCTCCCCTCAAGTGTCTACCGATCAGGCAGTCCGACTTCCCTCCGCCTCGACTCCCACCAAAAAATGGAAAATCAACCGGGCAGGTTGCTGCCTTTAATTGCGGCCCTATTTGTGGGGTCCAGTATGCCATATATTCCTAATTTGTGATATACTTCGGTATTATCCTGGGATTTTCAGCAACTATATTCTATTTTTGTGATATAGTTGCATCTTTTACCATCTTGTCCTTAAGGGCCAACCACTCCTCAACCGTTTTAACCTCCGGGGGAAAGTCCGTGATCCTTGCTTCTACCGGCCCACCGTCCTTGCCAGTAAGTTCTGTAGCCGTCCGGTCCTTCCATCCAAAGTTGTTTTTGCCCATGAAAATAGCGAATGTGACATTGAACTTGTTATCTAACGCGCCTTTGATCCACCGAGACTCCTGTATTTCCTTGGCTCTTTTTAAAGCGTCCGAAAATTCAGGGTGTTGCTCGCCCCACTTGTAAAGTGTAGACTTAGCAATATCAAGCAATTGCGCGAAGTCTTCGAACAATGGTAGTGGCTTAACGCTTTCGTCTTTGAAATAATCGATTAGCTCGTCACAGTATCGTTTTTTGTATTTTGACGGTCTACCAGCCATGAGCCATCTCCATCAACGGACCAGACATCGGCTTAATGCGATTGGTTCCAAGCCGTCGGAACAAAAAGTACCAGGTGCTGTACAGATCCTCTTTCGGTTCGTCGCTATCTTGATACAGATCAAATCCGCACAAGTATAAGGGGCCTTTTGTCAGCCTGTATGCGAATAGTGTTGCCAATTGTCCTGAGTTTATAATTTGATATGATACGTGGTCTTCGATTATGTGATCGGCGGGGGGATAGATTGATACTATCTCGGCGCCAGTTTCTTCGAATGCCGCAAAAAAGTCTATCTTGTCTTGTGGTGTTGGTGCGTATGGACTCTTTGGGTTGTGGATTGTTACGAAATAATCAACGGCTGTCAAAACTTTCCGCCAATGATGATTGACTCCGATGAATATCGCGTCAGACTCTGGGACGGATAGCAGGTCTTCCCGAAGGGATTTACCGCCGCCTAATATGATTGCTGGTCTGTTACCCAACCCGATGCCTCCGCTTGTATTCTTCCAGAGCCTTCCGGTATTGCTCAGATATTTCGTCTATGGCTGATTTTAGTGCTGTTTTGAACATAAATGTTAATATACGCCACTCAATGTAAAGACACGCCAAAAAGAACACCGCACCAAGAAATATGTACCCTTCAATACTTATGGCATGCAGATCAATCACCGAAACTTATCTTTCCAAACACTGTTTTCGAGCGTTATTATTACACGGTGCCGAGCCACCTCTAAGTGGTCTTCCGACGCAAACCTTGACGCAGCCAATGAAGCTAACTCAATCAATAAAAGCTCCACAACCTCATGGAACGCAGCCCTTGATAGATGTTTTCGTGTTGGTTCGACATCCCAAACCTTGTTGACAGATATTATCGCGAGGCCATTGCTTACATCTGCCCAACATGATGCTCTTGACGCGTCGCTTGCATTTTCATCCACACCTACTTCGTACGTACCAATGTTAAAAAACCTGCACCACCGCTGAACCTCTTTGACAAACTGGTCAATGTGTTTTGATTCCAGTTGGTAGTTGTCGCTCATGCGGCCTCATCGGGTATTTCGAACATTTCACCGTGTTCTGCCAGCCACCCAAACAACAGTGAAATTTGGTTATCTGTGGCAAATGGGCAATCAATCAGCCCCGCATCACGATCTAAAATAATATATCTGATACCGATCTCCTTTGCACGATCTATGATTGCCTGGTCGTTCACCCTACAAATCCCATGCGCCAATTTCCACCACAAGATACCTGCGACCAAACCTGTAAATTCAGCCAGACAGCATATGTTATCATCGGATGATAAACTGTTGCCGCAGAATATACTGTTTTTGGTATATCAAGCCCCCAGTTCACTTTCTGACTGCTCCACAACGTTTTCTTCAATGTGTTTGCTGCCGGCCCACAGTTGGTCAATGTGATCCTTGGATTCGTGGGCCTCTATATTTGCCATCTGCCTCAACTGGTTTGCTATTAATTTTGCCTTTAGCTCTTCGTATCTTTCTGGGTTTACCCTCCAGCATTCGCCCATTTCTTTCAGTAGTTTCTTTTCATCAAAAATCAGGTGGGCGTTATATTGATACATTATGGTATCTTATACAAATCGAACAGCATTCGATGCCCCGTGTTTGTCCAGCAAAAAAGAACTCCGAAAATTGTCGCCAAAATGATTAACACAAGCCAAACCAACCTTTCGAAATAACTATCAGCGGTGATTAGCTCATCGATCATGACATTACCTCAGTTGCAACGTCTCACACACTGAGATAAATATCAATCGGCTTTGGTGCCAGATGTGGTGCAAATAATTTTTTCTTTGGCATGATATTTGTATTCGAAAAAGATTTTGAAAAAAGTTCTTTTTCAGCTATTTTCTCTTGACATTGGTTCCGTTTGTGCTATTGTTTAATCAGAAAGGCGATAAAACCAAACCCCAACCAAGGAGGAAAAAAATGTTTAAAAATCAAATTAAAAAATCTGGAATGTATTACGGACAAAAAATCCTTTACTGGAACCGCCGCAGAGTGTCTGGTGGCTACGTAGTTGATTGCGAACGACACCCCGACGCTAAAAACTGGCCGTCAACTATTTCAAGGTGGGTGTCCAATGAAGACTGCATCGAACCCTGTAACGACTAACCCAACCGCCTCGCTCCGGCGGGGCATCCACAAGGAGGACACCATGAAAATTTACCGCGTAACCGACGATTATAACGGAAAAGAAAGATGGTTTGAAACTAAAGGAAGGGCTAATGCGCATGCCGAATTATGGGCTGGTGTTTTGGATATCGAAGCTTTCGAATCAGGCCGTAAGGACTTTGACGGAGTCAAGTGGGTTACTGTCCATGAAATCTCCAGCAAATCCGAACTTATCTCAATGCTGAATATATGGAGAAGGGGATAGCCATGAAAAAATGCGATTATTGTCACGGCAACTTCGAAGAAGAATCTCTCAATATGGACGAGGGGTTTAAAACGATTTGTGATTACTGCTTAGATGAATTTCATTCTGGCCTCAGAAAGGAGGCTGACTGTCCAGAATGCCTGAAAGAGCTATATAATGGAAAATGTCTGACGAAAGGGTGCTCTAATCGTTATGTTGAGCCGGATTATATGTCAAAGCGGCTTGACGCAGAACGATGGGCCGGCACCCGATAGCTACCAACCGCCTGGCGGGGCACCACAAGGAGGAACAAGGTTGTTATGCGTAAACTCTACAGTGTAAAAGAAATCGCTGAAGTCTGCGGATTCACCGACAAGTGGGTCCGTAGACTCGGTCCCGAACTCATTGCTGCCAGCCATGCTCAGAAAGTCGGCAAGGTGATGGTCTGTTATGAAAGCGCCGTTGATTACATTCTCAATCGCCCGGATGGGCGGGGAAGGCCTAAAAAAAAATCGTTAAAGAAGATCTTGGATTAGGGTTACCGTCCCTAATTCGCAACCCCAACCAACCGCCCTTCGGGGCGGTTTTCTTTTTCTATTCCCTCAATCGTATAATACTTTTTCCCGCAAACATCGCATATCCGATGGCGCCTCTGCCCGTTGCAATCGCTGCATGGATAACTATCCAGCACTCGGCTTTGGGTTGACCCACACGCTGGGCAAATTATCTTTGCCATTTTTTTACCTGTCGCAAACATTCCTTTGCGAACGCAACAACCTCGGACTTGTCTATGTCTCCCCATTTTTGCCTGTGTTCACAGGCTTTTAGATAGCCCTCGATGCATATCCGTTTGTTTCTTTGTTGGACTCCAACCCCGTTAAATGTGCCAAGTTTGTTTATAAAGTCAATTTCTTTTTCGGTGGTCCATGTTGTGTCGCTCATATTGCCTCCATGCCCAAAAATTCATTTGATACAATCATTTTCTTCCAAGCAGGACATTTTTTGTTGTCATACCAACCTCGCATCCGTTACACTCTGGAAATTTCTGTTCGCCAGACCAGTCAAGGCACTGACTCCGTTCTATCAGTTCGAAATCCTTCCCTGGGCACTTAACTTTTTCCGTTTCCGGATCGCCCGTTGTGGTGTCTATGGCCTCCCCGTCTCCTATCAAATTTGCGGAAACCAGGCGTTTTAGGTGCCTTGTATTGTGTTTTGCTGCCAGAGAATACGCCTGAAGCATCATTTTCGCCCTTTTTTCCGTCTGGCTGAAAATGCCGATCATGGAATTGACATGGTCAGAGTTACACTTTCCTGATTTAAAATCACGCATTAATTGCCGAAGCTCTTTGATTTCTTCTTCAATCAGTCCCATTTAGCATCCTCCTTGCTTTTTTTAGTTCCCGGTGAAGTTTTAGTTGTTGGCGTTTCATATATACCATTTCGTCGGTTACTTTGTCTGTTTGTATTCCACACCGCTGTACAATTTGACTTCTTACATACGCTGGAGATAGGTATTTTGAACGCCTTTTATTCGCACTAAATTTATACGCCTCTGTAGGAAGTATCCGTTTTTTGATGTTATTTTTGACGTTATTCGCCATAGCTATTTCTATCCCAAGACATCCGCAACTTCTTGTGTGCCCCTTGGATAACCGATGTTGACTTACAAAGCAGATATTCCCGCAATCACATAGACATCTCCACACACGCTTCCCCCGTCGGTTGGAGTGGTCATATTTTAAAGCCAATAGTCGCCCATACCGTCTGCCGGTGATGTCCTTTCTCGTTGAGCAACCACAAGACTTTACATATCCACCCCTCAAGTGATCCGTACGAACAATGGCTTCGTTCCCGCAGTCGCAAAGGCATTTCCACACAACACGCCTTTTACGATTCATGGCACGATCAATAACAACCAAACGACCGAATCTTCGCCCCGTCAAATCTACAAGCTTAGGCATTACTCCCCCAGACTACGGTCCCATATCCGTTCAATGCAAGCCGCCTGGCAAGCCCGTTTAGACCCCGTTGAAATGTACCCGCCCTCCCGCCTATCCCAGACCCTATTGTGCCGCTGAATGGCGTTGTGGCACTCCCGGCAGCAAAAGAGCTTCATCATGGCGCAATCGAGCCTCCTAGGATAATCAACGTGGTGAACCTCAAACGCATCTCCGCACCACCGTCCGCACATTTCGCAGTATCCCCGCGCCCGGGCAATGATGCGTTCGTTCTGGCGCCTAAGTTTCACCCCCGATAGTTGGTAGGGGTTGTGCCGGCCTTTTTTGCGGTGCTTAGGCTTTGGGATTGGTTGGAAATACATTCGGACTCCTGGTAGTTACCGACATACGGCTTTGGTTGCCGCAGGCCGTGAAAATGCTTTGATCAGCGCCACCCAATCAGGCCCACGATGAACCTTGCGTGTAGATCCGTCCACGTACGGCTGTGCGAATGGCAAAAATCCAATGTCCCATACTTGTCGCAGTCTTTTTTCGGCTTGCTTTATGGGTTCCCCTTGGTGGCCGATCAGCACATAACAACGTTTTTTATTCCGTGGAAAATCGCTCAGCAGGTCGCCAGCTCGTTCCAGCGATTCAACGGCGCCGATATGATCGCAGGCCAGCCAAAGTTCATTAATTCGTATCGTTTTAAGCAGATCGACATGGGCCGCAGTTAAAAACTCTGCATCTAATCCACCGTGGAACGTGATCGCCTTTGGTTGCCTTCGTAACATCTCAAAAACACGCTCGATATGCGGCATTGAACATGCCAACAGATTATTATCCTGGACATCCCAACCGTCCTTGATTTCCAGTTCCCGGATACCGCCTTCACGCTTCGGCACGAAACACCAGGGACAGTCTTTCGGGCATCCCCGACTTGTGACCGTAACCCCTTTTTTCAAAAACATTCCGGGCTCGAATTCTCCGGCGGGATTTCCGAATGCTGGACCTCCCAAACGGACATCGGAATAGAATCGTGACCATGAATGATAAAGTCTCTCTGCCTCAAAAACGTCCCATGTGAACGTGCATGAAACATAAACTGGCTGTTCTTTTGGCATGAAAATCGGCAATGGTGGATCTCCAACAAAAGCAAAATCGTCAGTCGGTGTCCACTTCGTTTTTGATGGAAAAACTCTGATCATTTTAGGTTCGAAATCCCCCGAATTAAATATTTTATCCCCACATTACCCAAACGCAATCAACTGGTCAACAACGCGATTAACCTCCTCCTCTCCCATTTGCGACATATGTGGGATACGCTGCATAAACACGTTCAGAACCCCGTTGTAGACCTTTTCGAACGCTTGCTGGTCCATATTGGCAAATGATATTGAATCGGCCTCTATGCGTGTTGTACCATCCAACCTGACTACAACAT